TAATATCCATAATTATTTCACCTTCCAATCAATCAAAAGCATACCATCTTTCTTATTCTCACACTCTGTCCAATTTTCTAGCAGTTCTCTTGTATCAAAACCATGTTCTGCAACTACTGCATAGCCATGAATTGTCTTAGAATAAGTTACCTCTAAAGTAGGGTTGATACTATGAATATCCTCTACAAATTCCTTAACGAATCGTTCTTCCCAATAGTCAAAATCAAATAACCACTTCTTTGTTGTTGCACATTGAGGTAGCATTGCAATAGAGGTAGTTTTACGAGCAACCTTAGACAAGTCAACATCATTCAAAGCAAGATATGAGATTAAATGTTTTTGTACAAGAATACCATTACGCTTGTTCACAGACACATAGCACCGACATAATGTACTATCTAATTGTTTAGAAACAAATTCCCCAAACTTTTCAGAAACATTTGATACATCCGTCATAAGGAACTGTTGACTACTTCCTTTAAAACCTTCGATATGTTTATTATCTTTATTCCGTGCTACGAACAATACAACTGTATATTCCATGTCTTGTTACCTCTCTTATATCTATAGTTTAGCACAATTCAAGAAATTTGTAAATAAAAGAGTGAGAAATTAATTCTCACCCAAATTATTTATCTACTCCCTTAGCTTTATCGTACACAAAATCAATGATAGAGTACCATTTACCCTCTACCATATAGCGACTAACCAAAGTGCTGATATACGGACTATCTGCACTATATACTATATTTTCACCATTCTCAGCCACTAAGACAGAGAATGTATCATCTTTGTTCTTTCTTATACCTAAAACATTATAAGTAGCAAATTTATTTAAAAGGTCTGTCTTATCTTCATCTGATATATAGATAATGCCTTTTGGCAACTTATCACTAGGAGTATTTGGAAACACTTAACCTACAAATCCCTTTCCTAACGTTTCAATTGTTGCTACAATTCTAATTGCGATTTGGAATGAGATAAACACACCTACAACCACAAGTAGTAGAAATGGAATAGGTGTCTTTTCTGCTACTAAACGCATAGGAGTGTACAGTGTTGCAGAAATAAGAGCAGTAAGTCCGAAAGTCCTTAAAAGAAGTCGATAGATTGACCCATCTTTGCAATATTTTTCTTTTACAAACCCTTTCATTACATTATTTTGTTCTTCCTGTGACTTAACCCCAATCTCACTTAATTCTCCACTAAATATCTTGTCATCTAAAAGTTCTTTATCTTGTTGTTTCTTTTTAAACATACCTACCATCCTCTCTTAGTTATGAATCTTAACTATTTTTGCACTAACCATTGCTCAACCACATTATAGGGATACTTATCTCGAATCATCTTACACTGTTTCTTTGGTTTTCTCCCTAACTTAGTCAATTCTATTACAAACTTTCTAAACTCTGTTGTAGCTAATCCTAATGAAATGTGCAATGCCTCAATCAACCACAATAGCAATTCTGGTGCACCTATCATGTTATACATTTTCATTGCACTTGCATTTGGTTTATGTTCGTATCCTTTAGTACCATCGGTATTTTGTATAATCGCCCAAAATGCAAAATGTTCTCTCTGACATGACCACCATCTATCCTTTGTTTGACCAAATTCCATGTCAAACTCATGGGCAATAGGTGTATCGGGCTCTAGTCCGAACAGGGATTGAGCAAATTGAATGGTATTTAATTTACTATCTTCCATGTAGCTTGCCTACTTTCCGCTAAATAATTCTAGATTTCTTGTCGATTTCTCTAAACTCTAACATCAAAGGAACAATCTTTTCTAACTTGTTTCTCTTGATTTGTTTTTCAGTTAAGTCATTAATTACTGAAATATGTTGGTAGATTACTTCCATATTATCTAACTTTTCTTGATTTGTTACATCAATCTTTGCAAGATAATACATAGCAGAAACAAAAGCTGTGAAATTCATACTTAACGGGTTTGTAAGATTTTCCACATACCTTTAAGAAATGTTCATTTGTTTCGTCTAGTGTATCATCAAAATTATTTTCACCATCCACCAATTCTGCTAGAACTGACAACCAATTCTCAATCCACTTTGAATATTCGGCAATACTAATACTCTCATAATCATTTTTTAAATCAGCAAACATATTTTTCCCCCATTATCTATATCAAATAAAGGGGAGTTCCTACTCCCCTGTCAAATTACTTCGATTCCTTCTTCTTAAATGCTACTGCTAATAGACCAATTCCACTAACAACTGTCATAGCAAGGCTTGTAAATAAGTTAGTTCTAACTCCAGTTTCGATAACTCTATCATCTTTCTTGATAGTTGTGGTTGAACTGTTTGTATTATTTACTACCGTGTTATCCTCCACCTTATTACTATCTACTGGCTTTTCCTCTACCACAGGCTTTTCTTCTACTGCAGGTGGAACTACTGTATTATCAGTAGGGTTGTTAGGAACTACAGGTTTTTCCTCGTTAGGTTTAGTTGGTTCTACTGGTTGAACTGGTGTTTCATCTGTTGGAACACTTGGTTCTGGTGTAGGGTTTGGAACTGCAGGTGTTTCAGTATTTCCACCTGTATTATTTCCATGATTATCTTCTACAACTGGTACATCTGGTTTAGGTGTAGGATTTGGTGTTGGAGTAGGACTAACAGGTGTTTCACCCTCTGTTGGGTTAGCAGGCGTCGTATCTTCATCATTACCACCATTTACATTTCCAGAATTGCCTGGATTTGTTGGATTCACAGGAGTTTCAGGACTAGGTGTAGGATTTACTGGAGTTTCCTCTACAGGATTTGTTGGTGTTACTGGTTGCTCTGGTTCAGGTGTAGGAGTAGGAGCAACTACCTTCTTATACACATGAACTGTATCTCCATTTGCCTCAGTACGTGTTGTAACATATTCGTAACCATCAAATGTATCTTTCTCATGTACACCATACTCTTTAGTCTTCAATTCCGTTCCATATTCTGTTACATATTGTGTATAGTCAATACCTACATGTAATAGTCTATCTTTAGCATCTACTGAACCACCTTCAACAAAGGTAGCCATTCCCCAATCACGAACAAAGAATGCATCTTTCTGAATTGATGAAGTGCTAAACAAGTCTTTTAAGTCGTTATAAATCACATCAGCATCGTAATCTAAGTATCTACTACCCAAATCATCGCCAACTGTAAGGTTAAATGTACCAATCTTATTACCGATTTCTCCCTGTGTAACTTCTACAATTTCTCCTTGCTTTAAATTCTCATCAATTTCAGCAATCGTATCATAAGGAATTTCTTCGTTCACAGTTGCAGTTATTTGCCAATAACCAGTACCACCTGTGGCAGCCATATCCCCCACACCCATAATATCATGAGTAAAGCGTGAGTCCTCTTCTTCAATTGGATAATCAAATACGTATCTATTAGGGTATGCAGTCTTGTCATAACGTTCTGCACCATCAAAATCAACAGGTAAAGTAACGTTACGTTCTATAAACTCTGTACCGTCATCTGTTACGAATGTTACCTGTTTTGCAAATAGATACTTACCCATTCCGTAATCTGGGCCTAAAGAGTCTGCTGTCGATACATCAAAAACATCTAGGTCTTGCCAATTCTTGACATGTACTGTTTCTCCTGCATGGTCTCCATCATCTAGTACAAAGTCATAGTCCTTATCTAACTTAGTCTTTGTTGAACGACTTTCAAACACAGAAGTAAAGTTGTTTCTATTAAACTTGTAAGTGCTATGGCTCACGTTATTTGTAAGGCCTAAACTTGTTCTTGCACCGTTTGTTGGTTGTGTTGCTAAAAAGTCTGCTAATTTCTGACTTTCTTCTGGTGTTAAATCAGCCTGTGCATGTGCTTTCACTGTATTACCACATAACAATACAGTTGACATCAGTAATGATGTACCAATTGTTGCTTTCTTAAAAATTTTCTTATTCTTCACTATATAATCACTCCCTTAATTTCCCTCAATTATTAAAACATTTACTTTCTTTGTTACTGTTGTGCAAGCGTCAATGGCAATAATACCTAAATCTCTAAATGGTTCAAAACAAGCATCTTCCCCAAATTCAGAACCTTTACCATGATACTTAGAATTTCCGAAAGAGCAATGCCAGTGACCACAGATAATTGTTTTATCCTTAAAGCCATGACCATTCTTCCAATAAGCCATACCATTTATCCAACTATACTCTTCAAAGTCTTTACAGTCTTTATCTTTATAGTTCTCTGGTAGCCAACCATGACAACAAACAATAGTATTTCCATTCTTATTTTTAAACTCAAAATAATCCACAAGACTATTCATATATTGAGTGAGTTCTAACCACTGATTAGCATACATAAAGATTTCACTGTCATAAGCATTTAGCATCTTTCTACCAGACACATACTTTGCAATCTCTAAAATAGTATCAACTGTACCATTATGTTTATCTGCATAATCAAACCTATGAGAAAATAAACACTTTTCTAAGTTATACTCATGATTTCCCTTAATAAGAACCTTATTAGGAAGTGAGTTGACAAATTGAATACATTTAACATTCTCCTTCCCACGGTCTAATAAATCTCCACACACAACCAAAGTGTCTAACTGTTCGTTAAACCCTTTTTTATCTAATTCATTCTTTAATTCTGTATAATGTCCGTGAACATCGCTAACTATAAAATATTTCATGCTGTCACCTCACTATTCATTAACTAAATCAAAAGGAACAGTAGAAACATCTACTACCTTTACAAGCACCTCATCAGTTGCTTTAACTCTCATCTCGACAGTTAAACCATATTCTTGCTTAGTGCCATTTAAGTATTTTCCATCATAGTACCAAGTATTAGGTAGACAGAATCCACCCTTCACAACTCCAACAGTTCCAACATTTAACTTTGTCACAGGAACAAACTTACCAAGGAGAAGTTCTCTAGTATCTTTATCTGTTTTTCTATCAACCTTCTCATACAACTCTGGGAATTTAATCTTTAAACTCAGCAGAAATTGTGGAACATATTTTTCTTGGTAACTTTCTATGACACAACCTTCGAAATTACGTGGTTTATAGTGGATTAGCTCATTAATTAACTCAACTGTCCAGTATTCTTTTTTAATGTAGCACGCAATACTGTCTAAGAATACCTCTTCATGTTTAGAATAAAAGTCATATCCATGCCAACCACCATGAGCAACAAGCAAGATTTCTTCAATATTAAATCCAAGTGTCTTACCAATTCCTCCAGAGTTCCAAGCAAATGTGATTACAATACCATCTTTCTTAACAATTCTACCAATCTCGTTCTTTAAGTTAGACCAATATGAACTCTGTGTTGTTTTATGGTCTACCGTCTTGCCAAGTTTCTTATAACACTCAGACACCTGTCGAGGACTATAAGGACTATCAAATAGTACCATATCCACTGAATTACCATCAAACATCTTTAAGAAGTCTAGTGCATCTAAGTGATAATCAGTATCAAATGTCTCATCTAGGTCATTTGTGATATTTGCTAACTTGTTTCTATTAGCAAATGGGTCAATGATAACTGCATTAGGATTATCTACCTTAACCAACTCAATATACTTAGAAATCAACTTATGAATAGGTTTAATATCAAACGTGTTACTGTTTGGCATAGACCATTCTCGATTAATGAGTAGATTACTTGACGAGTGTATCATCAACTTCCTCCTCAAAATCCTTTAACTCTTTATCTAAGTCAAGACTTTCTCCATACCAGTTAAATGTTACTTCGACATCAGTTGAAATATCTAAGTGTAGTTTATCTGTTGCAGCAGTCTCCATATCATATGCAAATCTCTTTTCTACTTCTCTGGCATATCTAAAAGGAGAACTTAAGATAACTTCATCATGAATAGGAATAATAGGCTTAGCATGTAATGCATTTAGTCTGCCATCCCCATTCAATTTAATCAATGCTTTCTTAGACATGTCAGCGGCTGAATTGTGGGTAACAAATCCATTTGCCACATAATAACCACGTTCAGTATTACAAACGTCATACATGTCAACCCACTCATCTGTGATTTCAACAGAATCTACTAGGTCACACTTACCAAAAATATGTTCATTACGGTAAGTGTCTTGTGCTTTAGATAGTTTTTCTTTCTTATCGTTGCTAATAAATCCAATATATTTCTCAAACGACTTATTATCATATCTAGAAATACATAGTGTATAACTATCATCGCACTTATTCTGTCTCCACGTACTTCTAACTCCAAAAAATGCTAAGGCTAATTGTATTTTATTTAGTAAAGTAGAGTAATCATGATTCTTACCAAATCTAAGTGATATAGTTCCATTAACTATTGTTCCATCCCCATCAAACATCCCACACAAGTATCCACGTAGCATTTCAGTATCTCGAAACATTACATCAGGAATATCAAATCTTGTATTTAATGTTCTAATTTCATTAGCAAGAGTTTTACTGTAGATATTGTGCCAATATAGTTTCTGAGTTCTACCTTCTCGAACACCGATAATCCTATCGTAAGTGTTCCAACAAGATGTAATTTCCTTTAATACATCAAGGACTTCTATCTCATGCTCAGCAACAAGCAATCCGATATAACTGCGTTCTTTATTAGCATAAGCTAAACATCCATCAGATGCGAGCCTACCAAGAAATACACCAATCTTATAAGAATCTCCAATATTATCTAAATAATATTCGTGAGCATTTCCTGCTAATCTCTTTGTAGTTCTCTCACTCTTATAAACATAGTCAGATTTCACATAACTCTCATTAAATCTAATTCTACGTTTCATCTTGGTATTCATTAAATCCTGAGTTTCTATAAATTTCTCTTTACACCGAGTATTGACTTCCAATAGTTTATGATTAGGACTACAATTAAACTCAATTCCCCTATGGTACTTAACATGGCAAAGTTGTTTCTTACCTGTATATACAATATCAGCTCGTGTCCAATCTTTACCATCCCAAACATGCAAACTCTCATCTACCACATCTTTGATTTTGACAATCCCATATTCTTTGGTGTTCAACAGTGTATCACCCAATTGACAGCCTTGCACAATCGAATTAACAACTTGTCTACGTGCTTGCGCTATCTTACCACCGTTATTTACTACGTAGTAACCCTTTTTCTTTAGTTCTTCTATCAAAGTTCTTCTCTGATTAAAGAACGCCTTACGTACTTTGTTGATAATAGGAGTAGCATAAATATTATCTACCCTATCTCCCTTTACATATTCCCCATCTTTGATAGGAATGGCCTCAAATACCTCATACTCAGGAAGGTTTATATCTGGTAATCGTCTCTTTCTTCCCCATAAGGTAGAAACCCAGTTATAATCTTTAGCATGTTTAATACTGGCTTGTTCAAACTTTTCGATTGCAGGGAAACCTTTATAGACTGCGTTCTTTATTTCTCTCGCCTCTTCAAGACTACAGCTTAACTGTTCTGCGATAGATGCATCACCTCTCCCGTAGAGTATCCCGAGGAGTACCGATTTTGCACGTGTTCGATAGGCTTTACCTTCTATATTCGTGTCGGTCTTATGGCCTGCGAACTTTTCTGCTTGTTCAGGCTTACAACGTAGCCACTTACCTTTATAGTTATAGAGTGGAGTTCCTTCTGGATAAAACTCTAAACAATCTTCATAATTTCTATGGAAAGATAAACTGGCAATCATAGCATAAAAGTCTTTTCCTTGTTCAAAGGTTTCAAACATCATCTTGTCGCCACAAACCTGTGCCATTACTTTTATCTCTTGTTGGGATACGCTCAGGAATAGTCAGCAGACATTAGAACATTACGTGTTCTTGCCTTGACTTTAACTGACTTTTTCATGTATTACCACCCTCTTTCTATTGAACGATTCTACTTATCTTATCCGTACCCTTTTCGATAATCATAGCACCATCTGTAGGGATTGTAAAGTCCTTACGATGTGATATGATATAAACTGACGATACATCATTTAATTTTGACATAAATAAGTTATACACATTACTTGCAGATTGTTCATCTAAGAAGTCTGTAACCTCATCAATGACAAGAATATTAGAACTAAAGTTAGCATATCTACATAACATATCTCTAATAGATAACTGAATAATAATATCTACCTTAGTCTTTTCTCCACCAGATAAACTTTCATATTCTTTTCCATCTAACTTAATAGATACATTATTTCCACTTAACTCCATTGATAACTTATCAGTGTTGAATACTTCTAATGAAAATTCTTTCATTTTTGAGTTTAAATAGAAAATACAGTTTGATAGTAACACACCTCTGAAATCCCTCTTAGTAAGAGTATTCATCTTATTCTGAATATCAATTCTCTGAGAAACAGTAGTTAATTCAGATTTTAGTGTACCCAAATCCTCTGCATACTTATCATTCTCTTTTGTTGCTTTTTCAATGCTGGATAAATAGGTATTTTTCTTGTTATTATAGCCATCAATTTCAACTTGAATCTTAGAAATATTTTCTAGTAAGTTCTTCATTTGAGATTCAACTAACTGTTTCTCTCGTTGAACCTTTTGTTGCAACTGTTCTAACTTTTCGATAGAAGTTTGTATGGATGCAACATCTTCTTGATACTTCTTATTACACTCTGTAATAATACGATTATTCTCTTGTTCAATCTTATCTCTTTGAGTCTTTAATTGAACACCAATCTCTTTGAGTTCTTTGATTTCCTTAACCAAAGAAGACGTATCTGGCTTATGAACTCCAATTAACTTCTGACCACATGTAGGACAAATATCAGTAACAGAAGATAATTCCTTATATTTATCTATCTTTCCCTTTAATGTTGTTCTCATTTCTGCTAACTTAACATCCATAGAAGATAAATCTGTAATATTTGGTTCATTTTTAATCTTAGCCTTTTCATTATACAGCTTCTTCAATTCTTCATCATAGTTATCAAATACCCTAGTAGACAATTCACCATATTGATTCTTGTCACTTGCTAATTCAGATTCCAAAATATCGCAAGGAGAAAGATGGTTTAACTCATACTGATAATCGGTGATTAATCTCTTATTATTCTCCATGGTAGTAGATAATTGAAGAACACTATCTTCCAATTCACGCTTTTTATCATTTAATGTTGTTAATCTCTTAGATAATCTATCCTTAATATCTTCAATCATAAAGTCAGAATTGGATAACTGTTCCAAGATTTCTTTTCTGCCACTAGGAGTATGATTTGTCAATTTGTTAGGCAATCCTTGTCCTAGAATAATAACAGAACTTAATAACTTTTCAGTAATGTTAGGTAGGTATTGAGATAGAATGTTTTCTGCATCTCTAATACCCTTATTATCTATCTCTCTACCATCTACAGTAAATTCCATACCTGCAGGTTTGTAGAATCTCTTAACAGTATATTCTTTCCCATCCACAGTGAAAGATAAATATACCCATGTTTCATCCTCTTTTACATATCTGTTATGAACATCTTTTACCCCTGTAGGAGTATTGCCTGTTAAACACCAAATGATAGAATTAAAGACGGATGAATTATGCACAACCAATCCATTAGATAGTAAGAACTTTCCATCCCCACTAATTTGAAAACCATAGTAAGTACCTTTACCAATATAGGAGATTTTAGGATGGAAAGAGAATACTTGCTTGTGTGGAATGTAGTTACTATCACATGTTTTATGTTTAACTCTTGTAGGTATCTTTGATAAGTCACCAAAAATAGTAAATCTCATGTAAGTTTTACCATAAACAACCTTTTTCTTAACTGAAACCTTAAACCCAAGTCCTCTGGCTAAGTGAACGAAGTCGTCAGACAATCTACCACATTTCTGGGTAAATTCAAATGAGTGTCTTTCTTTCTCATAATATCCATCAGTGTCCAATAGACCTGCTAATAATTTTAATCGTGTGTCATAATCAGTATTTAAATATTCTTTTGGGATATGTTTATTCCCAAATAGGTTATAAGACTTCAATAAGTTTACTAAATCATTTGTATACGGTTTTTTACCCTTGTTTGCTGAAAGAACATACGTTTTTGCCTTTGAATAACCACAAGAACCCCTAAACTTGGTGTACACGTTAATGTGATGGTCACTAAATGTGGAAAAGTAGTTAGTTACATATTCGACAATCTCATCATCCATTGTTGTGATTGCTGGTTTATCTTTTGTTCCATCCCCCAGCCAGACACCCAAGAAATATGGGTCAATTCTTAAATCATCTTTATTAAAAAGTGTTCTCGTTACAGGCATGATGTACTGACAATAATTTCTCTTAATGTGAAATCCACTAGTTAAAAAATCACTGACCGAAATTTCTAGTTTTTGAGGGGAACGTGCCACACCAGGCTCTATGGTTTTATCTAAACATAATAAATGTCTATCATTACAGGTATACTTATATTGTCCTCGTGCAGACGATACCTCATACATATCGCCCATCCCTGTGTGTGTTTCCAAAACAACTCTTGGAGTAGAATCCCACCCCATGACAACATCTCCAACAACAATATCTTGAACAAGTTTAACAGAACCATCATACATTAAGACTTCTGTATCTTTTCCAAAACACTTACCTGTACCATTGCTAGATGCATTATCTTCGTTATTACGATTAAACCCCTTTACAGCGATAAATCCACTTTTATTAAACTCATACTCTGAATGTGCATAAGATAGAAAGTTATGCATAACTAACTTGCTAAACACTACTTGCATACACTCTCCACCTCTTCCTTTATCATCTTATCATCACCAAGTTTATCAATCATAAATGTTTGAAATAACTCAATATGATTAACCTTGTTTAACTTTTCTTCTACTTCATCTTGTTTCTTTTTCTTAAGTTCGTTACTTAATAAAACCTTAAAATACTTAATATTCTTATCACCACTTAACTTCTTTGTAACACTATCCACTTCATCTCTACCACATTTAAAACTAACTACTGCATTTTTCTTCAACTTCTTTAAATCTGATAGTTTTGATAGATGATAGAAATTTAAAGTGTAAGGATTTTCAATCAATTCTACTTTGCCATTATGGATATAAGCAACATTATGGCTATAGATATTAGCATCTTCACTAAAATTAAGACCTACAAAGTTACCAATATTTAACACATTATCTGCTAAATAGGAACCATTATGAATATGCCCATTAATGAATAACTTTGCACGTTTTAACTTTTCTAAATCAAGTCCATTTACAGTCTTAAACTTACCAACTTGAATACCTGCAATATCGTTATGACTAATTGCAATATCTACAGTATCTAAAAGAGAGTAATCAAACTTATCGGGATTATAGAGATATGGAACATATAATATACCATCGATATTTTCAATCTCACTAATAACCTTAAAACCCAAGAATTGAAGTAATAGAACGGAGTTACTTTCCTTACTTAACTCATGGTTTCCTACAATAACAATATGTTCACAGTTAGACCACTGTACCTTTGCTAAAGCACTAATCTCTTCTGCATTTACATCGGAACGGTCAAAGAAATCACCAACATAGATAATCTTCTTCACACCAAGTTTTGTTGTTTCTTGTTCTACCCAATTTAAACTATCTACACAATAGTCTAATCTATCCTTAATGTACGAGGTATTAACAAAATGTACATCACCAACAACTAAAATATCATTATTTCCCATACGTTCTCCTTTCAATGTTACCTTTAACCTTTACTTCTGATAGGTCTAATGTTGGATTATCAATACCAACACTCTTTAAATACTCCAACATCTTTTGATATTGTTGTCGATTTACGTGCATAATTACCTTTATTCTCTCACTATGTAAAAATGTTTCTTCTACCCTAGAGAATGAAATGTTTTGTGCAAATAAAAATGACTCTAATCCACTTGCTTCATAACTGTTTAGATAAACATTGCACTTATACACTGTTTTATTTGTTCTCGATAATAAGATGTTTGATAATTCAACTGCTAAACACTTACCTAACACATAAACCAACACGGAGTAAATATCATCCCCCCTTGTCAGGTTTTTAAATAGGTAAGCATAGACAGTGGCATCAATTGCAGTAATTACCATTGTCTGTATCTTATCACCCTTTACAAGTAGGACACTTCTCAAATTAGCAGTTGTAGATGATACAAGTGTTAGTATAAATAGTAAAAATAGACCTGCATAATTTTCCAAAGTCTCACTCCCTTCTTACTGGCACAAATTAAGCCTTCCACTTAATTTGTTCAGGTTTAGCATATTCTAAATCTGGGTTATTATCTAAAAATTCCTTCATCTTTTCTACTTCCACTCTCTTCATCATATTTAACATTTCTCTAGTGGATAGACGGTCTACTTGATTCATCACGTGCCAAATATGTGCAATACTTTCATAAACAGGTAACAGCACCGTATGGTCTTTTTGCATAACTGCGACACTTAGTAATGTTCTAAATGGCAAATCTTCTGTCTCAATGATGTAAAACACCTTATCAAAAAACAATACCGAAAAACGATGCTCATTTTTCTTTAATACACGCATCTTTCCGTCTTTAATTAACTGAGTTCTCTCTAAATTCATCATATTTCTCCTATAATACAGTACACATAGTACTATATGCTATCAATATTATAGCAAAAATACGAAAAACTGTCAATAGCCAAAATGAAAAAAGGTGTAATTAAACACCTTAATACTTTTCAGTCTCACCTAATAGAACAATCTGATGAGCAGTCTTAGCAGTTTCCTTGCTTAACAATTCTTCTACCTTTTCCAGCTCGTTCATTAACTGTGTGCGAACCTCCTGCAAGTCTTTCATACGCTTGTTATGTAACTTAATCTGGTTCTTAACAGATGCAATTCGCATACCCTTATGTTCATCGAACATATCTTCTTCATGGCACTTAGCAACTGAGGTGAACGCAGTAACATCACATCCACAATCATCTTCCTTCACTAATGCTAATGCACTTAAAGGTAAGTTATACTTATCGAATAGCCAAGCATGTGTCTTTAATGCTACTGTACGACACTTTACTACCTTTTTACCAAATACTTCATAATTTTCCATAATTTTCTCTCCTATGACTTTTAAAGTCTTTATTAAATTTCTACTCCACCCTGCTTTAAGCGAAGTTTTAATGCCTCGAGATACACGTCATCTGTTTGTGACACGTACTTTGTTGTTTTCTTCCAACGTTCTACAGCTTGTTTTGCACCACTAATGTGGTCATCTGGACACAACCATGACCCAATCCCTTGGTTGATGAAAAGTTGTTCCAATTGTTCTTCCAGTTGTTCAATCATGTATTTCTCCTTACAACAATAATATTAGCACAACTTGCACTATCTTGTCAATAGACAATATTACTGTTTCCAACCGCTATTGGTCAGGAACTTACTAAATTCTGCTAGAGACGGATACGGAGATTTTATACCAAACTCTGAAAGATTTGTAATTTTACTAAAGTCCAAGGTACTAATCACCTTAATGCGATTATTTGTAATTTCCGTTTCTACATCCACTACTGCACCTGAAGAGAATAGTTTAGCTAATACATCTGTGTATGATTCTTTAACTTCTTTTTCTTTATCTGTCTTTGAGGAATAATCTCCTACTGGGAAACTATCTGTAAAGGTTACGGTAGTAATTGTATCTTCTTTATAATGTGCAATAATTACACTGTCATCTTTCTTAAAAATTGTTTCATTCTTTGCACACCCAGTTAATGATAACAAAGAGAATAATACCCATATAATTGCCCTAATCATAGTAATCCTCCAAACAATATCATTGCAAACATCAGGATATAACTAAGAACCAGCCACATATTCTTAAATCTAATTACGGAGACCCCGATTGCAAAATCCCAACACAAGATAATACAAACAGTTACAATATATGAACTAACTAAAAGGGTATTTGTTGCCCATAATACAATAAAGTTAATTGTTAGTATAGTGTAGATTGGAAGTGCTATAATTCCTAACATCCACAAATCGTAGCGTCTAACAAGGTATAACACAATCCCTATAAATACAAAGCAGGAGAGTGTTACAATCATCATATTTAATGGTTCTAACACTTTTTATCCCCCTTTGCAACGTATAGCAATGACAGTACTAATGCAATAATTGCACCCCACATTACAGGATTATCCACAACACCTGTACCAATCTTATCAACACTCTTCTTTGTATCTACCTTTGGTTCATCGTTATTTGGCTTTTCAATATCGTTGGTAGTCTTTTTGAAGGTAATCTTATCTACCTTTGTTTCATTGTCAGCAGTTAATACACCTTCTACATAAAGTACTCCACTATCAGTTGTTCCTACAAATACACTCAATGAATACTTTTCATTATAACCATCTGCATAAATAGTGTACTCATGAGTGCCAACTTTATCATATTCTAATCTCAATTCATTGCTAGTAATTTCTTGCTTTTTACCATTTTCTTCTATGAAAATTGGAGAAGAAGAATCAGACTCAATTGGAATAGTAATAACAACACTATATGATGCATTAGTTGTTACGGTAACTCCTAATACAACTAATAGAGTAATAATCATTTTCTTTAATAGTTTTACCATGTGCAACTCTCCTCTAATGATTTAATCTGTTTAATCATTTCAACTGGTTCAGATACTTGTGTTGAAACCTTTCTTGTCTTACCATTTCTTTGATGGATATAAGCTATTGTCTCGTATTCCCCACCTCGATAGGAAATATATACATTGATAAGTTTATCCTTAATAACCTTTACCCCAACCATTCTTGTAAGGTTATTCTCTAAAACCCTAACAACATAATTATTTTCAATTAAATAATTCTTAATTTCTTCCACTATACTCACCTCTATATTGCTCTTTTGAAATTTCCTCTAACTCACCTACTAACACAGTTCTATTTGTATCTGTAGTTGTCTTACAAGTTGTTAGAGCAACTGTCTTTTTATCATTATAGAACTTCCTATCCGAATTGTCAATATCCAATGAGAAAACCTCTTTATCATATGCACTTGTTTCAAAACATCTAGTAAATGTTATACGATACACTTTATCCCTTATTAACAAGTACCCTGTTAAATGCTTAGAAAAAAAGTTATTATCCATAAACTTTTCTAAATCACCAAACATCTTTCCACCTGCCATGTGATGACCATATATGATGCTATAATCATTACTAAAGGAACTATCATTCTTAAAATCTAAGAAAATACTTCCTGCAAGTGAATATTTACCAAAACAGTCTTTATTTATGTATTCTAAATTATCTTTCCCTTGCATAATAGGGTAATCTATATGAGTATCAGGTATTTGTAACCACGCAACCGCATTAGGGACATCATCAAACGTTATTGCATCATCTGTTACAGTAGGTTTATAACCAAGTGCTTGTGTAATATCTGCCTTATTATACACATTATAGTTATCCACTAGACAATAACCACCAAGAAACATACAAATCAACCCCACAATAACGATTACATTATCAATAAAGTTGTTTGTATGTTTAAATGGATAAGACTTATTCAAATCCCTAATTTTCTTGGTGATGTTCATTCATTAATTCTCTTCTTTCTTTTTGCTTGCAGACAGCATTATCATTGTACCACCTGCTAATACAACAACAAAGTATGGTATAGTTGTCAATAAGATACCAGTAGGGATTACACCTGTCTTACTATTTGTAAAACCTGTCTTGACATCAAGGTTATTCATTGTACCAGTTTGTTCACCTGTGTAAGAGTCTTCCTCTGTTTCACCTGTAATACCCTTTGTAGATACATAATCTTCTGCATCCTCTGTTAATTCATATTTAACACCCTTAGCAAGACCCTTCACAGTAACAAAAGTGTTATTAGTCATCTTAAATGTTCTAGTAGCATTACCGTGTTCATCTGTTACTAAAACTGTCTTTGTACCTACTTCTGGTTCATCTTGTACTTCACTACGATTACCACTATACTCAATGGTATACTTACTACCTGGACTAGCGTTTGTAATCTTTAATGTGAATGTAAATTCTTTGAACTTATTACCCTGATTACCTGTAATCTTCTTACCAAAGATTAAATCAGCAGATTCAAATGTGTTTACAAATCCTGTTACCTTATCCTCTAATTTGTATGGTGCATCACCATCAACTTGTGGATTTAGTTTAATATCTGTTGCATTTGAGTGTAATACATAACCACTAACTGCTAATGTACCATCTTTATCTATAACAAATACATCCATTATTTTATCTGTATCATTTGTAACACCGGTATTTGTCCCTGTTTCTGAAATAATATATCTATAAATTCCAGGTTCTGTGAAATTACATCCTGAAAAGTCAATCGTACCAGTTTTCTTAACAAATTGCTTTCCTGTAGGAACTTCTCCAATTGAGCCAATTTCGCCCTCTGTTGCGACATTTGCTGTATCGTCAGCATTAAATGTAATGTCCTCAATTGTAGGTGTACCAACACCTGCTAAAATCTTTGCATGTGTCTTATCTCCTGCCTTAGCAGTACCTGCCTTAACAGTAAATGAGAATGTTGCATTAGGTACTTGAATACCCTTATCCATGACAAAGTACTTCTCAAACTCTGCCTCTGTTCCATCAATTCCAACATAATTTGAACTTGATGTACCAATTGCGTGTACCTGTGAAATAGCCCCAGACAACACTAATGCAGTAATTGCAAAACTACCCACTAAATTCTTAATTTTCATATCTTTTCTTTCTCCTTAATTTTAATGCTAAAATACTTATTAAACCAATACCAATCAGAATTGTACCATTATTAAGTAAAATTCCTGTTGGTATTAACCCATCTTTTTTATTTGTAAACACCACTACTTGTTTCTGGTCAGGTGTCCTAAACAACCAACTTGTCTTACCCTCTGCGGTTTGAATATAATCTTCTTCATCTTCTGAAACAGTGTAAGAAGAACCAATAGGCAAGTCAGTAATACGTACTACTTGATTATGTCCTAAAGGTAGAGTTGTAGTACCACTTCCACTACTATCAGTTACTAATTGATATTCCTCACCAAGATTATAGGTCATATTAGGGATAGCTCTCTTTACAGAAATTGTAACATTGAACTTCTGAAAAACACTTGCTTGATTTCCTTTTATAACTTTCTTTATCTCTAAGGTATTTGTAGCGAGTTTTCCGTAATATTCAAACTCTTTTACCTCATCGCCAATAACGTAACTAGCAATCTCTAGTTCCCCATTATTATCAACAACATACACATATAAATACTCGTACTCGTTGTCTGTTAGATGATAGACTGTATCCCTCTCTAGTGTATTATATGAAGTAAAATAGCCATGAATGGCATATTTATATATCGCAGGTCTATTGAACCTTAAACCACTTAAATTAACGCTTACATTAGTTGTACCAGTATTTCGTAATTCATCACTAACAGGTGTAGAGTAGGAAACACTTCCAACGCCAGTTTCAAACTCAGAATCTTCCTCACCTTGTATGTCTAACACAAAATGCGAATTGTCAAATATACTTCTCTCATGTTTATTTGTATCAACAAGATGAAGTGTTACATCTATTACACCGCCAGTTATCTCTTTGTATCCACTACTTGCACTCACCTTAATTGGAAATAAACAGGCAAATAATAAACCTAAGATAATCTTTCTCACTAAAACCCACGTCTCCTAATCAGAAAGAATATCTTACCTGTAATATCTCTTTCTTGTATCGTGCCAAACGTCCTACTATCCCCTAAATCTTCTCTATAATCATTCAGTACAAACAATTCACCTTTACTAACCTTTATAGGAAAAGAAACATCCCCTTTTTGAAGAAGTGTGTTTGTTGTACTTAATACTTGTTGTCCATCGACTGTTAAAATCCCCTTATCGGTAATATTAACTTCTTGATTTTCTCGTGCAATAACTCTATACATAGTGTCATTGTATAGAACTATATCATCTATGTGTGTATGTTTATCACATTTCTCTATAAAACATAAATCCCCATCACGTATTGACGGAAACATATTATTGTTGTAGTATATAAACATACTTCCGATATAGGTATGTATTAGAAATAGTGTGATTACAATGAGTACTATCTTTTTTATCAATCTTATCATAAGTTCCTTCCTAAAAATGAAAGGGAAAAAGCACTACTTTTACATAGTACTGATTCCCTATAAAATTTTCTTAAACTTGTTGCAAAACTCTATTGACACATTACATATCTTATACTATACT